AAATAATGAAAAAGAAAATGATTAAAGAATACGGCGGAAAAGAGAAATACAAATCTAAAGCTGCTATGAAAAAGCATGAGAAAAAAGAATCTAAAAAAATGGAAGCCCGTGAAAAATATAAAATGGGTGGAAAAGCCAAAAGGAAAAAGTGCTAATGGCTACAAAAAAGAAACCTGGTCTTTGGGCCAATATTAATAAAAGAAAAAAACTTGGTATCTCCAGACCTAAATCTAAATCAACCATCTCTGCTAAAGCATACGCAAATATGAAAGCAGGATTTCCTAAGAAGAAAAAATAATGTTAAAATCAAGAGGAATGGGTAGAGCATATTTACAAAAAGGTTCTCCTAAAATCTTTGATCAATTAGAACATAAAGTTCCTTATCCACATGGTCAATCTGTTTTACGAGAACTTAAAAAGAAACAAAATGATCCAGATTTTGAATTAAGAAAAAGAAAAGTACTTCCTCCAATACAAAAATTTGCTAAAGGAGGAATGCCTTCTAGAAACAAAAAAAACTTTAGACCTACAAAGTCTGGAGCGGGTATGACAAGAGCTGGTGTCATGGCCTATCGAAGATTAAACCCCGGCTCAAAACTACAAACAGCGGTCACTGGAAAAGTCAAGCCAGGATCAAAAGCTGCTAATCGACGCAAATCATTCTGTGCCAGAAGTGCTGGTCAGATGAAACAATTTCCTTCAGCTGCAAAAGATCCAAACTCAAGACTTAGACAGGCTCGCAGAAGATGGAAATGTTAAATGGCAGAACAACTCACTTTTGAACTTTTCATAACCAAACTAAGAAAAAGGATAAGAGATTCCTATCAGCAAGTCGGTGATACGATGGTGTCTGGTGGAGTGAAAGACATGGAGCAATATAAATATCTTTTAGGACAAGCACATGCTGCTCAACTAATTGATCAGGAAATATCAAACCTGCTAAACCCAAAGGAGAAAAAAAATGATAGCAAAGGAAACGACAACGTCGTCCGATTCGGAAAAGACGGCGGAAATACCGAAGACTAGATTAGCATTACAAGAAAAGTATGATGCTATGGATAAACAAAAAGATGAAGCGTATGAACGCTTAAAAAATAAAGAATCAACAAAACTTCCAAAACCCACTGGATGGAGAATGATTGTTTTGCCATTTAAGATGGCAGAAAAAACCAAAGGTGGAATTTATTTTGGACAAGAAACTTTAGAACGACAACAAGTGGCATCTACGTGCGGATTAGTTTTAGCACAAGGCCCAGATTGTTATGATAAAGAAAAGTTTCCTGAAGGTCCGTGGTGCAAGACAGGTGATTGGGTCATCTTTGCACGTTATGCTGGATCCAGGATTACAATCGATGGTGGCGAGGTGAGAATACTCAATGATGATGAAGTACTCGCAACTATTGCAAACCCAGAAGATATACTTCATTCATACTAACCACATAGGAGGAAACTATGCCAATAGAAACAAAAATGGTTGACATTGATACATCTGGTCCTGGTGCCGAGGTCGAAATAGCCGAAGACAAAAAACCAGAAACAGAAATAGAGGTAAGCAATGAAAACCAAAATAGTAAAAGTACTGAGTCCAGTGACTCAGGTTCGCAATCAACTGAGCAGTTATCTGTTCGAGATGGCGAGAACAATAAAGAACAAAGTAGCAAGGACCAAGAACCAGAAAAGAAAGTAGACCAAGAACCAGCAAACGAGTTAGAAGAATACTCAGAAGGAGTTAAAAGAAGAATTGCAAAGTTAACTCGAAAAATGCGAGAGGCAGAACGTAGAGAAGAAGCTGCCATTGAGTACGCACGAAGAGTTCAAGCCGAGCAAGAATCTTTAAAATCTAAATATTCTAAATTAGATACAGGTTATGTTTCTGAAATGGAAAGCAGAATCAAATCTGGTTTAGAAGCAGCGGCGGCTAAATTATCCAAAGCAAGAGAAGATGGTGACTTAAAAGCTGAGATTGCAGCTCAAACCGAGATCTCTAAACTTGGTTATGAAGAAGCTAGATTATCTGAGTTAAAAGCTAGACAAACTGTTGAGCCTAAACAAACAGAGGTAAAACAGCCTCAGTTTAGAGAAGCTCCAGTACAACCTATCAATCCAGATCCAAAAGCTCAAGATTGGGCGAGTAAGAATACCTGGTTTGGTCAGGATGAGGCTATGACTTATACCGCATTTAGCTTACATAAAAGGCTAGTTGAGGATGAAGGTTATGACCCACAATCGGATGAGTATTATTCTGAAATAGATAAAAGAATAAAGCTTGAATTCCCGCATAAATTTGGTACAGTGTCACAAAAAACGACCAGTAAACCTACTCAGGTAGTTGCTTCAGCTTCCCGAAATAGTAAACCAGGTCGCAAATCTGTGAGACTCACGCCGTCTCAAGTAGCAATTGCTAATAAATTAGGTGTGCCACTTGAAGAGTATGCGAAACAATTAAACTTAATGAACACGAAGGAGTAATGCATATGAGTACAGAAAACGAAAAAAGAACTTCTCGTGCGAGTCAGACTAGAGAAAAAACTTCTCATAAAAAAGTCTGGTCTCCACCGTCATCTTTAGATGCACCCCCTGCCCCAAACGGGTTTCGACATAGATGGGTGAGAGTAGAATCTATGGGTTTTCAGGATACTAAAAATATCGCTGGAAGATTAAGATCAGGTTACGAATTAGTTCGTGCTGATGAATACCCAGATTCGGATTACCCAGTTATTGAAGATGGTAAGTACGCAGGAGTGATCGGAGTTGGTGGCCTTGTGCTGACAAGGGTACCGGAAGAGATCGCAGAGTCTCGTTCAGAATATTTTGCTAGACAAGGTATTGAACAAGACAAGGCAGTAGACAACGATCTTATGAAGGAACAGCACCCAAGTATGCCTATCAATGTTGATAGACAGACTCGTGTAACTTTTGGTGGCTCTAAGAAAAGTTAATTTATTAACAATTCTGAACCAACAAAAATAACTTAAACTTTATAGGAGTAACAACTATGGCAAACAAAGACGCAGCATTTGGTCTAAGACCAATTGCTAAAGTTGGTCAGAATCCTAATAACGGCGGTTTAAGTGAATATAGTATTGCAGCTAACGATAGCTCTACTATCTATTGGCAAGACCCAGTCAAAGCGACTGCGGCTGGAACAATCGATGTAGCGGCAGCAGGTAGCACTTTATTAGGTTCATTGAACGGTGTTTTTTATACTGATCCAACTACTAAAAAACCTACGTGGGCAAACCACTATTCGCAAGTTAACGCTGCGGATACAGTTGCTTTCGTAAGTGACGATCCTTATCAAAGGTTCGAAATACAATCTGACAATAGTACTGCTTCTGCACAAACAGATGTGTTCATGTTATATGACATTCTGTACACTGCAGGAAGTTCAGCTAACTATGTATCTAAAGTAGAATTAGATGATTCTACAACTAGTACAGCTAGTGGTCAGTTAAAAGTAATTGGTGTTTCTAAAGATCCAGACAACAGCGATTTAGGTTCAGCGAACGTAAATTTTGTTGTTACAATCAACGAACACTTCTTAAAAACAACAACAGGCGTATAATAGGAGAATAATAATTATGGCTATATCACGTTCACAACTAGTTAAAGAACTAGAGCCAGGATTGAATGCACTATTCGGCCTGGAGTACAAACAATATGAGAACCAACACGAGCAAATCTATATGAAGGAAACTTCAGACAGAGCTTTTGAAGAAGAAGTTATGTTATCTGGTTTTGCTTCAGCACAAGTTAAACCTGAAGGTTCTGGTGTGACTTATGATTCTGCACAAGAAACATACACAGCTAGATACACTCATGAAACTATTGCTTTAGCATTCTCAATCACAGAAGAGGCGATTGAAGATAACTTGTATGACAGACTTTCATCTAGATATACAAAAGCATTAGCTCGTTCAATGGCGCAAACTAAACAAGTGAAAGCAGTTAATCCTTTAATTCAAGGATTACCTACAACTGATAACTACGATTCAGGTGACGGTGTTTCTTTATTTAACACATCTCACCCAACAATCGCTGGTACAGTAGCTAACACTTTAGCAACTCAAGCTGACTTAAACGAAACGTCTCTTGAACAGTGTTTAATCGACATTGCTGCGATGACAGACGAAAGAGGTCTTAAAATCGCTGCAAAAGGAATGAAATTAATTATTCCTAGTGCGTTACAATTCACTGCAGAGAGATTAATGAAGTCTCAGCAAAGAGTTGGTACAGCTGATAACGATGTAAACGCAATCAGATCTATGGGAATGATTCCACAAGGTTATGTGGTTAATAATTTCTTAACTGATACTGATGCTTTCTACATCATCACTGATGTGCCTAATGGAATGAAGTACTTCGAAAGAGCCGCTATCTCTACTAAGATGGAAGGTGACTTCGAAACTGGAAACATGAAGTATAAAGCTAGAGAAAGATACTCTTTTGGTGTATCTGACTTTAGAGGTATCTTCGGTGTTGAAGGTGCTTAATTCTTAAGCATTTTTTATAGGAAAGGCCCCTTGATTGGGGCCTTTCTTTTTGGTATAAAGAAAGAAATGGAAAGAAAAAAATTTTTAGTCAAAATAAGAGCCTTTGGCCATGCTACAGATTTTATGATTGAGGCGGCTGATTCTATAGAAGCAGTTGAGCAAGCAGTCCTTGACAAAATAGGAGAAAAGTCTATTGTATGGGAAGCTAACAGTTTTTTTGAAAAACGGAAATGTTATTTAACCTATGAGGAGGTTAAAGATGCCAACAGACAAGATGGTGTTATTCGCTAAGAAGATTAGTCTCGAATCTAAATGGAATGAGATGTTTCTTCAAAATGGTGGAAATGTAACATCCGAAATGTCCGTGCTTGGAGATGAGATCAAGACAACTATAAGATCCATTTTGCAGGCCCAAGAAAAGGCTAGAAACCCGCAAGATTTAGAAATACATCTTTACGCTGGGTAATTAAATAGTCTTTATACCGCTGGAAAACACTCTTTTCCTATAGCTATTCCTTGCACTATTTGAAAATTTCATATATAAATTGGATTACTATACATAATTATTCTGCATAGACGAGTATAGTCGACGGCCTAGAGACTATGTGGAATTAACTAGGAGGATAATACTATGGCAAATACAACTTTTACAGGACCAGTGGTTTCTTTAAACGGATTCATTGGTGGACCTAATGTTAACGCAGGTGGAACTGGAACAAATGACACTGAGCAAGGTGGCAATCTTCCATTTTTAGCTTCTGCTGGTAATGTTACTACATTATCTACATCAGGTGGAACTAGAATTCTAAAAGCAACTGAAAACGAAGGTGTAATAGCTTACGTTAAATATGGTGCTAATGGAACTTCTGTTTCTTGTTATGTGTTTTCAAATGGAGCTCAATGGCTTCAATTGAATGACCCAACAAGTACAGTAGCGTAATTAAAAATTATAGAAGCTCCTTCGGGAGCTTCTAATTAAGGAGAATACAAATGGGATCATTTAAAGGTGATATACAAGCAACTAGAGTAGCAGGTGCTACATCTAACGTTGTGATAGCTCCTCCAGTTAGATTAAGAGGAATTATTATTGCTGGATTAGCAACATCTGGTATCGTTGAATTAAAAACTACTAGTGCAACTGGAACTACACTATTTACAGCTGATGTTCCTGCTGGAGAT